CAATATGTAATATAATATATTTATAATTCAGCCTTCTTGCTGTCTTTTGTGAACTGCTGATCAATCTCTGCGGTCATTTCTTCGGCAGTTGGTTCAGTGGGAACTTCTCCCATTTGATTTGGATCTGCACCCATTCCTGCCATACCAGAACCTTCGCCTGGCATTGCTTGTGGAAGTGGTTGTCCAGTTACAGGATCGATGGTTGAAGGATCGGGAATAATACCTTTGATAATTTCATCTTCGATCTGCATATCAATTTCAATGATTTCAGAATCGGTTTGACGTAAGATTCTCTTACGAACATACTCTGTAGAGTAGAACTTACCAATATATGGTTCAATAGTTGCTAAAAGACCGAGACGGTTCTGGACCAGTTCAGATTCTTTGAGTTCTGCAAACTGGTTATCATACAAGAAATCATATTGAATGTGATCTCTCATATACTCCCAATCTTCTGGAGTAATGACATTCTTCAGAATCAACTGAGTTCTGAGCATATCATTGAACATCTGAGAAAAACGCTTTCTCAAACGACCAACAAACTTAGCAAACTTCAGTTCGTCACGAAGAATCTCAGAAGAACGACCAAGGTTGAAACCACCATCAGCAGCAATTCTAGACTCAGGAACTCCGAGAGAACGATACAGTTTCTTTTGGAAGTATTCGATATCAGCAAGTTCACCAAGATTCTGTCCACCAGGCAGGGTAGTGATCTCAGTTCCACGACCACCTTCTCTACGTGGTAACCAGAAGTCTTCCATCATAGACATAAACTTGCGATCATCACGGATTTCTCCAGTCTGGGCATTGTATGCAAGTTTATTTCTATAGCGAGACATAACCTCTTTGAGGTATTGCTCTGCTTTTACTTTTGGAAGATTGCCAACATCGATATAGAAAATACGACGTTCTGGTGCTCTGGACAATCTGTAGATAACCAGAGAGTCTTCAATCATACGAAGTTGATTGAGTGACTTGATTGCCTTGTGAAGATATGAAAGAACTGTATTCTTGTTTCTATCTACCAGTCCAGAAGTGCAATAAGTTACAGAGTCTTTTGCAAGTTTGATTGACTTTGTTGCACCTCTACCCATCGTTGTTGTTGGATAGTTTGGTGATGGAGTATATTGAAAATACTCTTCAAACTCTGGACCTTTATACTGATCAATTGGTTCTTTTGAACCACCATTGACTCTTACTGCTCCAATATCATACTTATTTCCTTTCTTCTTCTCTTGACGAATATACTTCATCTTGAGAGGATCAATATATCTCAATTCTTGAATCCCTGCTTGGGGATTTGCCATATCAATGACTTTCAGGTAATATACTCTTCCATCAATATACCAATTTCTAAAGATTTCGTGTGCTTTTCTATCGAAATCTAAGATCTCTTTTAAATACTTGAATTCCTCTCTAATTCTAATCTTGAGAGGTTCGCTTACGTTCAGATTTGATAACTCAATCTCTACTGGAGAGTCATACAAATCACTAACGATTGCTTCATTTACAACGTCTTCAATTGCTCCATCCGCTTCAGGATGAAGTGACATTTCTCTATATCTTTTTATTAAATCATGCTCTGACTTATAAACACCTTCGATGTCGATAAACGACCCATAAAATCCACTAGAAACATAATTATCAACCCCGTCCTGATTAGTTTCAGGAACGGGGGAGATAACCGAAGGTGACTTATTTTGGTTGCCGTCAATTTTAAAACCAAAAAGTTTGGCCATAATAAGTTAAAGTGTCTATTTCCTTCTTCTATTTAGTTGATGTCTTCACCGCCAGCATTAGCGCCAGTGCCCTTAGTTGCTTCCCAATAGAGAACTTGAAGTTCAACAGTGAACTCTTGGATCGCATTTCCAGCGTCATAAGAGAGTTCGATTGGTGCAACCTGGGTTGGGAATACATCATAGAAGCGATAGGATCTCAGAGTAGAACCGTCGCGATCTAACTGATAGACGTATGCGTCTGCCTGGTACGTTGCTGGATCAACCAATCCAGTGTTATCAGATACGCGGTTGATTGTATTCATCCAACGCTCGAAAGCAGAACGAATAGCAAAGTCAGTATCGTTGATAACTGTGATAGTCCAGGAATCGAAGGTGCGATCACCTGCAATTTTCAGAACCCTGCCCCTGAAGGGAACTTCGATTGGGGCAACGTTCGATGCAGGCATATTAGCACCTTTGACCAAGAATCTTGATTTCTCAAGAACTACGGAGTCTGGTGCTGCTGCATCAGGGAACTGAAGAACGACTTCAAAGAGATTGGCGCGAGCGCCACCACCCGTTAACTTACTCTTGAAGTCGGTAATCTTCCTTAATGGGGGTGGATTAATCTGTTGTCTAGATGGCATTTGAGTTAACCTCTAATTGAATTAAACGGAGCCGATTACTTCTTCAAATGCAACACCAGTTCTGGTGGCGATGAAGGTAAGACCGATGAAGTTAATCGATCTTGCAGGTTTAATGAAGATGTCAGCAACAAATTCATTTGCGTCGATGACCGAAGCAGTGTTATTTGTTTCATCACAAATAACAACATAATCTTGAATACCTCTCTTCGATTGAACATCGCGGAGGAATGGTTCAACAATATTCACAAAGTTAGTTCTTGTGATTTCATCGTTGAACTCAAAGAGGAAGTCCTTAGCAGCAGCGGAGATTGCATCTTCCAGGAAGATGAACAAGCGGCGAACGTTGATTCTGTCGAATGCAGAAGACTTACCGAATCCAGTCTTATCACCGAAGAGGATGATTCCTGCTCCAGGGGAGAAGATAACTGGGTTGATTCTGTTAGAGTACAGAAGATCTCTCTGCTTCTTGCCTGGGTTGTATGCCAACTTCACAGCGTTGAGAATTGCACCTCTTGAAGTTCCAGCAGGTGAGAACCATGGGAACTGTTGAAGGTCTGTTCTAGCGCAAGTGCCAGCAATATCACCATTCAGAGGAACATAACGGAAAGTATCATTGAAGCGGTCGTACATGTACTTGTAACCACTATCAAAGATTCCGTAAGTTGTGGAAGTCAGAGGTGAATAGAAACTGATTACGTTTTCAGTAATCTTATCAATGTTGTTAACCGTAACGGTTCCAACAGAGTTGTCTGAGAGGAATGCTCCTCTATATGGGGAAACAAATGCAACTGCATCTTTTCTTTGCTCAGCAACTGCGATAACTTTGTTACCTAGTGCCTGTGCTTGTTCCTTACTATAGTTTGCAGAACCCATCAAGATGAAGTCTACTTCATACTCTTCAGTGTTCTCAAAGATGGTGTAACCAGATTGGATATCATCCAGTCCAGAATACATTGCACCAGATGTGGTGAGATCGGTCTTTCCACCGTAGTTAGTTCCACCAGCAAGGGTCAGTGTAACTACACCAGAACCTGCAAAGTTTACGTTATCTGCATTTTGGTCCCAACCAGAATCACCATCGAGTTCAGATTGTGCAACACCGTTACCACTGAATGCGATAGTTGTAATTCCAACAGGAGCAGAACCACCGAAGATGTATTCGGAGTTGGTGTAGAGATACTTTCTCCAGTAAGAAGGAGAACCTACAGAGAACTCAGCATCTTTTGCTTTGGAAAGATTGAGGTGCTTCTCAAGGATAGAACCTGCGTTTCCAGTGATTGTTCCTTTGTCATCAATGACAACAACGTGAACTTCATCAAATCTACCACCTCTAGAAGCAGCGTAATCAGAAGTACCTGGGCGGTTTGCTAACTGGTCCCACTCAAGTTTACCAACGCTAAGTGCGATTTCCTGATTCTCGAACCAGTCTTTTTCGCCAGTGTATGCTCTGGTTGCCAGTGGGTTTGCAATTACGCCAGTGGAGTCGGTGTGAATACCAATGCTTCCAGTATTTGGAAGTGCGTAAACTCCGTTCTGTGTGTAATCTGCATCAGTTACAGTTCCTGCAGCAGATACGTGCTTGACAAGTTTGAGCGACATTTGCTCAGCGCCAATTTCACTGATAACTCCATGGAAATATCCATCCAGAAGTTCAGTTGTGCCAGCGCCAACCTTTACAGAACCTGCAGGAACTGTAGCGGTAAAACCGAAACCAACATTAACATTAGCGGTGCTAATACCAGTGATGATTTGGTCTGCTCTACCGTCAATGATTGCAACTTTGATATCGTTTGCCCAAGTTCCTGGGTTTCTTGCTGCAATAGTTGCACCAGGAATAACGGAAGTGTCGTAACCGAGTTGTTCGTAGTGCTCGGTGCTCTTGATTTTAATGCTTGAAGCAGTACCTACGAATGCGTTCTTGAGAGCAGCATCATCCGCTCTGGAAACTCTCAGAGTTCCTCCATAAGCGAGATAAGATGAAGCAACCATCCAGTGCTCGTAGTGCTTGTCGACCGAGTATGGTCTACCGAAAGTGTCTAAGAGGTCATCCTCATTCTCAATTAACTGAGGGAGGTCGACAGGTCCTTTGGCGAAAGGAGCAACTTGCGCCCCAATCGAACCAGAGACTGGATCGACTCTTCCAATAGTTAAGTCAACTTCTCTTACTACAATTCCAGGAGATGCTAAATTTAGAGGCATCTTTTGTTCTCCTTGGTGCCAGAATTATCTAAAAATATTTATGGAAAAGGGTATTTTCAATGGGGAATCCAGACGTGAATCTACCAATCAGGATATTCCCAAGTATCACTGGTCTTTTTCACACGCTTTTTAGTACACTCTTTGCACTCGTAAGAATATGATGATGCTACAGGTCCTCTATCCTTTCTAGTTCTATAAAATCCATCAACCAAATTCTTAGTTATACCACATACTCTACACTTTCTCTCAAAGAGAAGTAGATGACCTAACTGCAACTGGTCATCTAAGTCCATTAATAATACTCCCACATATAAGCACGGTCACCATACTCATCAGTATGCCAACGGTCTCCATCCTTATCTGTAAATGATCCAGTTATATCATCAATACCATCATCCAAGAATCCAAATGGTGCCATATCTTGTTCTATTTGATTCTTTTGTTCTTCGTAGATTCTCTTACGAATATCATTATCTGTCATCTCCTTGAAATATTCTTGTGCTACCAACCAAGCGAAGATAACAAGACACATTGCAAGGTCATCATTACAACCCTCCTCTGCTTCAAATGAGTTATGTCTTTGAGCAAACGTAGTTAACTCAGAAATAATTTCATAATCAAGTGTAAGTAACTTAAAATCTTCAATGAGTGTCTTTAGGTTAGAACAACCAAGTTTCTTAACTTGTGCAGTTGTTCTAACTCCCATTTGTGACTTCTTACCAGAAAAACCGTGCCCAACAACTTGTCCAGCACGACCTCTCATCGCTGCCATCAGCATATTTTCATACTCTAAGTCATAGTGGAGAATATTTGCTACTTGCTCTCCAATATCATTAACCTCTACTAGCACCCAAGCATCATTATATGCTTTCGCTGTTTGTAAAATGATGTTGGGGAACAACATCGGTTTAATTTCGTTGTTCCTATACTTTGCAACTATCTTATAGGGGAACTCTGTAATATCAACGACGATAAATGCAGAATAATCGTTGCCCAAACCACGAGCAACATCAACAGTAATAAGGTAGTTGTGTTCCTCTTGCTTCTTCTCGTAGACATCTAAACCTGCATTTCTTTGGATAGGGTCTTCATAAATTAAATTTTTGAGAATCG